TGTCTGTAGCTTCTTCTCTTTAATGTCTACCTCACGGCCGCGTAGTTGTAACTCAGCCTGTTGCATCTGTACCAGTGGATCTTGTGCTTGCTGCTGTGCCTGCTGCTGCGCTTGTGTTTGTTGGCTTTGCTGTAATACCTGCTGCGCGGCTTGTGCCATCATACCGGACAACGCGATTTCGACTTCTACAGGCATTTTAGTGTCTTCATCGTCTGGTGCTAGTGACATTCCGAGCTGTTGCTCAATCTTCTGCCGATATGCAAACCCGACGTGCTCTGCTACGTGTGACATCATTGCGTTTTGAATACTTGCCGCGCGTGGGTTCTGCCCGACAATCTGCATGATAATAGGGTCTTGTGTAGCAGCCAAGTGTACTTTTATGTGCGCCTCGTGGTCCTGGTGTTGGAAGGCTTTTACTGGGGTACCTTTCAACACAGCCATATTTTCTGATACAGGGTCTCTAGGTTTCTGGTCATCCGGTAATGGTACAAGCTTCTCTGCGTTCTTAATACCCAGAACATCCAACATCTGACGGTGGAGTTGGGGTAAGTCATAGATGTCCGGTGCCATCTGAGCAAGCTGGATCACAGCCTGATACTGAATAACACGTTGACTCATGGTCGCTGCGTTGGGGTCACTCACCGGAATTATGCTAACTTGATCGTAGTCATCTTTCTTAGCGTGTATTGTGCCGTAGTCTGGCTTGTATGAGTATGTGTCATCTGTGTAGTCACGGATGATTGCCGCTAACAGTTTTAGCTCTTGTTTTAGTGCGTAGTGCATGCGGGCTTGCACCGCCGACATTACTTTGAGTTGCCTCTCCAATAGTGCGAGTGTTGTACCAACGGGTGCATTAGCGCTCATGTCGGCGACTTTCATGTCTGCCGTGGCGGCGAAGCGACGCCCTTCCTCTACGATATTACCGAGTAGTTGGTATAGGACTGTTGATGGCTCTTTATAGGGGAGCGGGAGGATGTTGTCGCGCAGTGCCCCAGAACCTAGATCTACATCGCGGAACTCGCCGGGTGCGATCGGTGTGTCATCCCCTTTAATGCGCAGCCCTCGTGCTTTGAGGCCGCCTGGCAGATTCGAGAGCGTACCTGCATCCACCAGTTGTCGCATGAGCGATGTAGCGGACTTGGCAAAGCCTCCAATGAGATGGAATAAGCCAAAGCCGTACGCCCCAAAACCTGGGATGTACTGGTAATGAACGAAATGTTGTCGTTTAATTCTGCGCTCATCTTCCTCTTTCCAATTTCTACGCACCGCTAAAACAACGCTGGTGCCTTTAATAATAGTAATAACATACGGGCATGCTATACCCGTCCCTTCCACATCTGCATCTACATCTACGCCACTCTCTACCGCACCGACACCATCGTATTCCTCCACACCTGCTGTGTATGCGTTAAGGTCGATGTCTACATGCATCTCTAAGAGTACATAACGTTCGTCGTTAATATCACTGAAGCCTGTCTCTTTATCCTTAGCTCTTTGAATATCTGTAGTGCTTTTATTGGCGTCTGGTAGTGCAACACCGATATAAAAACCTGCTTGTTGTAGTTTACGAATATCGTTTTTGGTCTTGCGTAGCTCGTGCGTTACACGATAGCAAGTGTCCATGTCTGTAGCGCCATAAGGGAGCAGCATATCCTCCGCCGGTACGAACACAGACGTCTGTCTGCCTAAGTTCGGATCGTAGTACACTTTCTTGAATGCCGAACCTGTGGCAGGTAGGCTCCACAACATGCGCTCGTGCTCTGGGCGGAACTCACGCATAACATCCGTAAGCTCGTGGTTAAGATCTTCCTCGACGCGACGCGCTGCTTGTATTTTATCAGGTGTTTCTTTGCCAATAATCTTAGCTTTAACCGGTCCTTGTGCGGGGAACATCTCCGTTATAGCCTCTGATTGAAACCTTACTACCGCCTCTGTAATCATCGGGTGGAACACACCGCATGCGCCGTCCCAAGGCTCTGTACGATCTTCGTACTGCAGCCCCATCAACTTCAAACCTTCTTTATACGTCTTCTCCCAGTCTGCACGCGCCATGCGATCGTTATCCGCGTCGCTATTCAAGTCACCCGCCAGCTTTGCCAACCCCCCCTCGCTCATGTACTCGGCAATGTTTTCGTCGAATGTGCGCCCATGCGCGTCTTCTTCGTTGATTCCGCCTGTACCGTCTGCGCCGGCAACGCAAATTGTGTTTTCTTCGGGATCCAGAATCTCAATCTCCAAGCCTGCTAGTGTGTCTTGCGCAGCTTCATCCTCAATACTTTGTGGTAGTTGGTAAAGCGCCTTGTCAACACTTGTATTTTTCTTAGTGTCTGCAATTTTGGGGAGGCTCATTCTATTTCCTTTAGTAGTATGCCGCTCTGTTACGGCGAAAATCTCTCGGGCTGTCGCGTTCATCGGAGTCCAACGGTATAAAACCACCCTGACGGTATCTCAGTAGCGCTTGGCTAACCGTGTCTACGTAGTCATCATGCTCCCCCACAGGAAACGCCGCCACTTCCTCTATAACCTCCCGTGCCCACCGTGTGTCAGGCGCCCATACTTTACCGGAAGTGAATAAGTCTGCAACAGCGTTGATACGTACCATTTTATCATTACCGCGGCTCGGTGTAAACTCTTGTACAGGAATACCCATGTGTCTGAGCTCTTGTATCAACGGTGCTCCTGATGCTTTCTTCTCTACGATAAATGCGTCTGGTTCCCATTTTTTATAGTGTGTCAACGCAACACTCTTCAGTTCGGGGAACGCCATCCTATCTTTGAACGCGTCTAGCAGTATTAACTGGGGCGAATCGCCCTCATTCTCATTATAGAACACGCCCCATGTTGTGCATGCACTGTAGTCGGAATTATTTTTCGTTTCGAACGCCGTATCCCACGACTGTAGTATGTAGTCTACCGTAGGAGGCGTGTCGGGTGTCCATATGCGCCAACTTTTCCTTGATATTACCGCAGATGTCTCGGCTGTCGGTTGCTGCATGTACTGGGCGTTCCAATAACGGGGCTCAATACTCGCTTTAGTTGTTTTAAGTGCCGCTAGGGGCCATTGCTCGGGCCATAAGGACTTCTCTTCCGGGGTGTCTTGTTTTAGGATAGCGGGTAGTTCTACCACTTCCCACGGTTCGGCGTCTGGATTCTTCGTCTGGTAGTCAATCAAACGCCCCGTCAGGTCTAATAAGCTCCAGCGCGTCATGATAACAATGATTGCGCCCCCAGGCATTAGCCGTTGTAGTGGGCCCGTCTGAAACCAACTCCACGCCGTATCAAAAGCAAGGCGGCTGTTCGCCTTAACGTCCTGCTCAGAGTGTGGGTCATCAATAACGAACAGGTCTGCGCCACGTCCTGCCAACGCACCACCAACGCCTGCGGCGTAATACTGTCCGCCCGCGCTTGTACTCCACTTGCCTGCGGCTTTTTGGTCTTGCGCCACTCGTGTTTTAGGAAATACCTCATGGTACTCAGGGGAGTCAATTAAATTCCTTACCCGCCGACCGAAGTCCTCCGACAAGCCCGCTGTGTGCGTGCCCATGATAATCTTTTTCTCAGGGTATTTACCTAGGAAGAAGGCAGGGAACAGAAATGAGCTGAACTCGGACTTGCCCATACGCGGCGCAATATTGATGATCACCCGTTTCTTTTTGCCCTCAATAACGTCCGTGAATATTTTAGCAAGCTTCCTATGGTGTGCGCCTTCTTTAAACCCTGGGTAAACCGCGTGCGCGAAACTGAGTAGGTTCTGTTGGGAGGCACGCAACTCATCTCGCTTCTCACGGAGGTCTAAATCCTCTAGGAACTCCGCTTTCTCTTTTTTGGTCATGTGCGGCAAAGCGCGCATGATAGCATCTACTTCGTCTTGGTTCATAGATCCTCAGAGGGGTGTTGTTTTTCTACCACATCTTTGACGCCGACATCAACAACACCGGTGAAGCGTGCTAGTTTGTCTTTGATGCGTTGGTCCAACTCGGCGTCTGATGCGTCGATCTTCTTAATCTCAATTTTATCGGTGAACAACCCGACCTCCGTTATCTTACCCAGCATGGACAGCGCTTTTAGCCGGACGGACGGATTCGAGTTTTTCGTCTCCTCTAGTATCTGTGCAACGGCGTACCCTCGGATCTCTTTAGCGCGCTCGACAAACTCCCAGTCATATGCGGTCAGCATCCCTACTAAGTGTTGTACTGCTGCAGGCGTCTTAACTCTCAGGAGTTGTACCCGTTGTGTGTCGTCTGTGGTATTCGTTGTTAACGTCGTAAATGCAGCGCGCGCGGCTTCCGTGCCGCGACTGTGCTCAATATCTTCTTCTGTACTAACGCCGAGCTCGGCGAGCCATGCATTTGTGTTCGCTTTGGCGTCTAGTATTGCTTGTGGGGATGCGTTGGCTATGGGCGTGAACCCCTCTTCAGCGACCACTATAGGATCAAAATCTATTAAATTTTCAAACATGTTTAACACTATAGCATAAAAAGTGTATAATGCACACACTCCTTGGTTGTTAACGCAACTACTTACCCACCCTACGCAAGTTCGGTGGGTTTTTTTTATAAAAAATTTTTAGGGGGGCTGTTTTTTTCAATTTTTATAAAAAATTTTTTGTGGTCTGTTTTTTTCAATTTTTGATTTGTAACTCAAAAACAGTGTTTAAGCCGGGACCGCAAGGCGCGGCATAATGGTCGGGTAGGGGTACGGTGGGGGTCGACAATGCCATAAAATGGATATTGTCAAGGGTATTGACAAAGTTATTGGGGTATGATATAATAGTCATAACTGGCAGGCATAGGGCTTGCCAGTTACTTTAACCCGTGCCAGTGGCACATTTTTACAAGGTGAACTATCATGACTGCAAAAAAACCCGCGACAAAAAAACCCGCGACAAAGAAACCCGCGAC